AAGCATATATTTAACAACGGTACTCGGCTTAGGGCATTTAATTTCTAAGCCTCCAGCGTCTCCAATAAGACCATCAGGACTCGCACCGATAGTTCCCTCATCGTTTAACATAATGCCGACTTGTTTAACTTCTACTTCGTGGATAAATTCATAAGAAGCTCTTGCAAGTGGCTCTATCTCGTTGCCTCGCTCCATCCATTCAGATTTAAAAAAGTCTTCCTTGCCTTTGGTTAATTTCTCGGCTATTAGTTCATACATATAGCCCTTATAGCTTGCCGACTTATCTCCATTTGCTGGGGTGATTATGTCTTTAAAGCGGGAGGCAGTAGCAATTCCTAATCTGGCTTTATGCCACTGCTCGCTACCTTGTTCAAGATTTAGTATCTGCATTTTTTTTCTTTTGGCTTAGAATATTAATAACGTGCTTTAGCTGTTGACCGTTTAAGTCAGATACCGCATTAACTTTGTAATTCTTTAATATCCATTCGATAGTAGCTTTTACATCTTTAGCACTATCTATCAGACCATTAAGGGACTCCCTTGTTTCCATCGTATCATCACTCATATCAACAGGGCGATTACTCATATCTTCCGGGTCAATATCAGAAAGCCCTAAAATTCTAATAGTTAAGGTTCTGCTCCAATATCCAAACTGCTTTCCTCTTTCAATTTCAGCATCAAGGTACATCTCTGCACCGTTTTTGTCTTTTCTCGGAGTAACAGGAGGTAATTTAATTGAAGATAAAATACTCTCTCCACTTGCAACGTGGTATAATGTAACGTGAACACTATCCTCATCCATTGTAGATATTATCTCTAGTCCGCAATCTAACAAAGGAGCCTGAATTGTCTTTACTACATTATCCTCACTCGCAAAGCTCCAAGAGCCGCCCCCCCCGCTTTTAACCTTATCGGCTATAAGCGTAACGCCTTTTTTTCTAAACTCTGATTTTGCCTTTAATAATTCTTTCATTATCTTCTAACCTTTATCTTCTCAATATCATATTTCTCTTCTAAATAGTCCACCAACGTATCATAGTCAATAGCCTTTAATAACTCTTTTAAATCACAGCCCTTGATAATGTCCGCAGCGGAAACTTGCTCTAAAAAGCTCATATCTACTTCTAGCAACTCCATATTAATACAACCGCCCGACCGTGGTCGTATTTCACTTATGCCCTTGCACTCTATTTCTACTTTTTTCATACTCATCCTTTTTTTAAAGTAGAAAATTATAGTACCATTTATATAAATTATAGCTTAAAACGATATATCCTTTGTTATAACTTTATTTTAAGTTTAGATAGTGTAAGATTTTAAATCTATTAAATAAAAAGGCAGAAAATGGCAAAAGTAAAGAGAGACAAAGTATATCTCGTTAAATGCTTACAAGAAGAGAAGGACTTTATCGACACAGTAGCAAGAAAGCACGGAATGAAGCCAACAACCTTCATGCGTGACGCTGCACTTGAAAAAGCAAAGAGGCTGTATGGCAAAGAGAAAAAATCTTACATCGCTGAGGCTCTCGAAGTTCTAAAAGAGATTGAGAAATAACCAACACAAAAAAAGGATAAGTGATGACACGAAGTGATGCAATAAATAAACTCGCAATAATAAACTTACTGTTTGAAGATGTTGCCGACTTAATAGACGACATTTATACGGATTTTGAGTCAAGAACTTGTGAGAGTTGTAAATATAATACACACAGACAAGAATTTGCACATAATTGTACTAGTGACGCTGTATTTGATTACTATGAGGGAGATTATTTAATCCCAGATGACTTTGGTTGCAACAAGTACGAGGCAAAACAATGAAACTCTTTTTTAAAAGACTCGGCATAAGACGAGCATACGTGAAAGTTGAGCCAAACGCTGCTTTGGCTTGGGAACTTGATTATAGAGAAAGTGAGGACTAACAATGCAAGGAACTATAAAGAACTTCAAACAAGATTCGCAAAACAGCAAGATATTGGCGTATCTTATGACAGGTGCGACTTTGACTTGTTTAAAAGCCGCTCAAATGGGTTTCGGGATGAACATGAGAAGCCGTGTAAGCGATTTAAAACGGGCTGGCTATGATGTAATATCTAAGCAAGTAAATACAGATAATGGCAGCTATATCGCTGAGTATAGATTGGAGGTGTGAGATGATAAATAAGTTCATATTTAATTATAATTATGATTTAATAGATGATTACAGATTCCCAGATGACATTGAGGGATGGGACGATTGTCCATATTGTAACTCTAAGCCTAAAGTTTGGATATTTGATAATGGGCGAAGCACTGGGTGTAAGTGTAATAATTCTAAATATGACCACCGTACAATACATGCAGAAAGCATACTATCTTATTATAAGCGTACTAACACTCTTAAAGGATATAATGACCAAGAGTTAAAAGATAATTGGAATTATTGGTGCAAGAATGGAGAAGAGTTATTTAAAAAAGATTATAAAAATACGGGGAGATGGTGAGCGAATACATATTCGGGGTTTTAGCTCTTTTATAGTATAATCATAACTGCTCAGTTACCAAAGCGTTTCAAGAGATGGCCGCCTCTCGTCCGGTCTATAATAGACGACCAAAACATTAGCACTTTTTATGCTTTTGTGGTATAATAACAACAGCGATTAAGAGATAATATCTTTCTAGCGCTGACAAAGATAAAAGCTTTTAGTAAGTAGCATTCCTCTTGCCGGACGGTGCTACCTGCTAAGTGCTTTGAGGGAAGTCCGGCAAAAGCTCCCCATTTAAAAATCAATCACTTAAAATTAATTATTTGCCGTAACAAAGGTTACTAAAATGACAAAATGGCTTATGAGAGTTACGGATAATTTTCCGTTAATCAAAAATATATTAGTTTATATTCTCTGTAAAATAAAGGGGATATAATGGAACATCATTTTGATATAGAGTTGGCAAAAAAACTAAATGTTAATAGTGCGATCATTTATAAAAATTTAGAGTTTTGGTGCAGTAAAAATAAAGCAAATAATAAAAACTTTATTGACGGAAACTACTGGACTTTTAACAGTGTTAAAGCTTGGAAAGAGCTATTCCCATATCTTGGAGAAACCCAAATAAAAAATGCTTTAAAAACACTAGAAGAGAATGAGTATATTATGTCCGGAGAGCATAATGCAAATAAATATGATAGGACTAAGTGGTATTGCGTAATCGAGTTGGAGGTTTTAACCAATGGAGATGTAGAAAACAGCCAACCTATACCATATAATAAACCAGATAGAAAAACATATAACAATAGCTTTGATTCTTTTTTAGAAGACATAAGAGAGATAGTGTCTATAAAATCTAAAGTAACAGCAACTAAAGAGGGCAAAAGCTTATTTAAAAATATACAAGACAAAGAGCAACTAAAAGCTGATTATATAAAGCACCAAAAAGATAAAGGCGAGTTTTCAAAAAGAATAACTGCTTTTATGTTGGACTATGGGTTATATAAAAGCTCAGATATAAAAAAGCCTAAGAGGTTTGTGTAATGATTTCTTTTAAAAGCGTAGAAGCTCAAACACTTAAAAGCATAGAGAGAAAACATAGTGAGTTTATACTCAGGGATATTTTACCTTTACCCGCAAAGACTGTAAATATGATTAGCAGTGCGGGCGGTATGGGTAAAACTTACATAGCAATTAGATTAGCTAACGAATTTGTAAGAGAAAATAAAAGCCGTGTGTTATGCTGGTTTAGTGAAGACGATAACGGAGAGATTGCAATAAGATATGACATTCTCAAAAAGAGCGGGCTTATAATGCAAGAGTTTCAAGAAGACATATTTTTGATAAACAGCGAACCTAAACAATTTGCACTAAAAGAGCAAGGAATATTCAAGGCTAATTACAAAGCTCTTGATGAACTAAAGAATGACTGTTTATTCAATAACATAAGATTTATTATTATAGACCCGCTATTAGCTTTTTATGGTGGAGATGAGAATGATAATAGTCAAGCAAGAGTGTTTATGCAACCATTTATCGAGTGGACTAAACAGTTTGATATAACAGTGCTGTTTATACATCACGCTTCAAAGAACGGAGGCACAAGAGGAGCTGGAGCGTTTAGAGATGCCGTGAGAACTCTTTATGAAATGAATTACGTTATGACCGACAAAAACGAAATAGACTTTGATACGAAAGATTCAGGAATAAGAGAAGTGAGCTTAGTAAAAGATAACCGAAACGCCTTTTATTGGTTTGATAAAAAATATGACGGTGGAGTAGCAAATATCCAAATTATGCCAAGACGAATAAAAGTTGACACAACAGAATACATATATGAAGACAAAATAGAAATGGGGATGACATTATGAAAATAAACATATCGGTTCTGAAAGTTCCATTGGAATATCAAGGCATAAGTAAAGATGGAAAAATATTAGACGTTGACAAATTCAACAACTGCAAACTAAAAGACAGTATGTTTTTGACTGCCGAGCCATTGTATAAAAATATTGATATAGAGTTTGAAAAACTGATTGATATTGTCAATTCTGATTATAGACAGTACAGCCCTTTTGTGTTTAACAGTGGCACAAAAAAGAGCGAGAATTGGGATAACTCAAAGCAAAACATAATTATATTTGACATAGACGATGGGTTAAGCATTGAAGAGGCAAAACAACAATTTAAGGCTTATGAATATCTTATTGCTACAACAAAGTCTCATCAAAAAGATAAAAAAGGAATAATATGCGATAGATTTAGAATCATAATACCTGCTAAAAATATTCCATTAGGTGAGCATTACTTTGATATGATGAGAATATTAGAAGATAGATTTACTTTTATAGATAAACAAGTGAATACAAAGACGGGAGCCTTTTTAGGAAGTTTCGGCTGTGAGTATTTTTATAATAGCGGTATGATATTCGATTGCTCTCCTATTCTAAGAATGGTTAAGCCAAAAGAAGATGTAGCACCGCGCAGAAATAACATAAACATACCCACGAACGACAAAGCCTATCAAAATGAGGATTTACCTATTCAAGATATAAAAAACCGTTTAACAAGAGATATAGTAGCTTCTATTGTTTCGGACTGTGGATATGAAGTTAATCGTAAATATATGTTTAAATACAGAGAGAACGAAAAAACTCCAAGTGCCAGCATATCGCCAGAGCTTTTAATAAAAGACTTTGGAAGCGACTTATGTACTGACGTAATCGGCTTTGTGCAAATTGTGAGTAATGTAGATTTTAAAACATCAGTGTCAATAGTTGCTAAATATGTGGGGATTATAATATGAACGCAAGATATCAAGAGTATTTAAAATCAGGTGAATGGAAGCATTTAAGAGACAAAAAGCTCAAACAAGCTAATTATACTTGTGACGGGTGCGGTGAGCAGTATAGAGCTTTAGAGGTACACCATACAACTTACGACAGAATAGGCGAAGAGTTATTAACCGACCTTGCTGCATTTTGTACTATATGCCATAAAAAGGCTCATAAGTTATCTCCAAAATCTGAATGGAGCAAATATATAAATAATGAGATAGACGATAAGCCAAGAGCTACATTGAGAGAGGATATCGCAATGCAGGCTATAATTGATTCGATATAAAAGATAGAAGCGGTTATAACTAAAGTTATATAAACTTTATATAGTTTTAAGC